CAATCTTCTTGCATTGCGTTTGCTTTTGGTTCATAATCGCCTTTCGTCTTACCTGAATCGTTTCCTCGCGTTCAGGGGGGATTGCCCGCCTCGTGCGGGCTTTTCTTTATCGGTTGCCCGTCTGTCCGGGCAGTCAACCGTCTTTCCGATTTGTCATCACTCCGTTACAATCGAGTTTCCACACAACAACCGACGGAGTAAAAAATGTCGTCCAACTTATCCTTCATGCTCACCAAAGAGCTTATCCGCAGCGGTTCTATCCGCTTAAACGGCAATACGGCCAAAGGACAAGCCGAAGAATTGGCGGTATTCATCCAAACACTTCATCAAAAACTCGAAGAATCGGGGCTAAATACCGATGACGGCCATTTGATTGAGCTACTTTCCAAGTAATTCAAAGCCTTCTTTCAAACCCAGCGCGATTTTGTAAACCTCATCGCTGCCTTTGGCGGCGGCTTTCAGCATCGCCCTCTTAATCAGCCGTCTGTCTTTCTTCGATAGGCGGTTTCTGTCCTGCTTCTTCATTTGCTTTCCTTTCTTTTCTTTTGGTTATTCACTTGCCTTTGAGGCTGTTTTCTTTGGCTTCTTGAGAAACAAATCAGGGTGTTTCAGCTTGATTGCCGCTGGGATTCCACGTTTACTCCAGTTGAATACACATTGCGGGCTTTTCCCTAGTTTTCGGGCAATGGAGGAGTAACTGCCAATCGAATTTAAAAGGCGTTTATCCTGTTCAATCTCATTTTTTTTATCCATCTTGTAAACTTTCTGTTTAAGTTTCAGTCTCTATATTAAACGCTATGTTTAGTAATAAGTCAAGTCTTGTTTAACAACATTTTGTTTAATTATGCGAAAATAAATTTTTAAACTGGGAGTAGAAGATGAACGAAGCGACACAACGGCTTTTCCAAGCCGCAAAAGAGTTAAAAAACATAAACCTACCGTCTGAACTTGCAAGGTTTTTGAATGTCAGTCAGCAGGTTATAAAAAATTGGGAAGCGCGCGGCGTGTCGGCAAAGATGATTCCCGAAGTAGCGGAACGGCTGGGAATATCAGAAAGATGGTTGAGAACAGGCGAAGGGGAAATGATTGGAGAGGCTGAAGCCCAAATAGAATCAAACGCTACCGTAATTGGTACGCTGGACGTTTGGGACAGCAAGACGCCGTTAGCGGCTGATGATTGCGAAGTCCCGTTTTATAAGGACGTGCATTTATCGGCGGGTAATGGATTTTCAGACGACATCGAAGACTACAACGGCTATAAACTGCGTTTTTCAAAATCAACTCTCAGACGGCACGGCATCAATCCTGCCGATGTGGTTTGCGTTTGCGCGGACGGCGATAGCATGGAGCCGGTATTCCCCGATGGCGCAACACTCGGCATCAATACCGCCGACAAGGTCATCAAGGACGGCAAAATCTACGCTGTCAATCATGGCGGGCTGTTGCGGACAAAAATACTGCAAAAACTGCCCGACAATAAAATCCGTATCAAAAGCTACAATTCCGAAGCCTACCCCGACGAAGAGGCAGACGCAGGCGACATAAATGTTATCGGTCGGGTTTTTTGGTGGAGCGTGATTGCTTGAAGGCTGCCTAAATCTTTACACACAAATACACACGGAAAATTGACAATCGATAGAACGGTGTGTATTATTACACACATGGCAGACGTGCCATGTTTTGAGCGAGGAGATGTGATTGAATAGTCTAGACATTATCGCTCTACTCAAGCAGGACGGTTGGTATAAAGTTGCACAATCTGGGAGCCATTCGCAATACAAGCACCCAACAAAAAAAGGTCGTGTAACAGTGCCACATCCCAAAAAAGACTTGCCGATAGGTACGGTAAAAAATATCTTTAAGCAAGCCGGTTTGAAGTAAGGGCAAGCAGCGGGGAAACCCGCTGCCATTCTTCTAGCCAAATAATCAAGGGTATCTCACGCTCCCATCACCCAATCACAAAGAATACATGAAATGAAAAAAGGATGAAAAATGTTTATCCCTGCCGCTTTGCACAAAGACAGTCATTCGGCATATGGCGTAACCATTCCTGACTTACCGGGCTGCTTCTCTTATGGTGACACTATTGAAGAAGCGATCACAAATGCCCGTTCTGCCGCCTATATGCACATTGATGGCATGATTGAAGACGGAGAGTTTAAAAATCTTTCTGTAAGCAGTATTGCCGATTTAAGCCAAGAGCCTGATTATGATGGAGCAACATGGGTAATGATTGAAATCGACCCAGCCAAAATCAGCCAACAGCAAATTAGATTTAATGTTAGCTGGCCGCAGTATCTACTTGATAGAGTAGATGAATACACTTCGGCAAATCATGAGACCCGTAGCGGTTTTTTAGCGAAAGCTGCTTTAATTGCCATGAATCAAACATAACCTCTAAGCTCAAATAAGCCCGCGCAATGCGGGCTTTCTCCTATCCAAAATATGGAAATCAACAAGCTACTACCTTGACAGCCGCCGATTTGGGGCGGCTTTTTTTCGCCTTGTTCAAGGCGGTTCAAATCAGTTCAAACTAAATTCTTTTTAAAATCAACATTAAACAAAAAATTAAACAAAATATTTAAACAAACTGTTGCATTAAGCTAAACGTTATGTTTAAATACACCCATCGAAACAACACAACCACCGAAAGGATTTGAAATGAACGCAATCATCAGTCAAATAAATCGACACGGCACAAAAAACGAGCAAGACCTTTTAAATAAGGTTGCCGAAATCTGCAAAGAGGCAGGCGCAAAATTCACTACCCGAAGAAGCGACAGCATCAACCATACCGCTTTTACTTTTACCCTTAAAAAAGATGGTATGAAAGATAAAGTAATGATTGTTTTGTAAAGAAAAAAATCAAGGAGGAGGTGGGAAATGAAACCGCTTATCAAGCACAGACACGCAAATCATGTTGGATTTATTCATAAAAGCTACAAGGAAAATGGCATAAACCCATATGACACAATTTATGACTACTCTATAAAAATAGGGGCATTGGCGAGCATAGTCGAAGAGTTTTTTGATTCAAATGGCGCAGCCTACCCATTGATTGAATTTAAATTTAAAGATGATTCGATAAGTCGTATGGATAAAGATACTTATCAAATTATCCAGTAAAAATTTTTTAAGACGCTTTACCCAAACCGGCTCAGGCGAGGCGGTTTCAATAAAGAGTTTTACATCGGTCTTTAAAAATCAGGAAACGCAGTAACCGCCCTTCAGGTAGGCGAGAGCCGATAGGAAGACATGGATAGGCATGGGGGAAGTCGAACAAACGGTTACAGGCAGGCGGGAAGCCGAAAAGACAATAACCCGCAGCGCAAACAGAGCCGCTTTGAAAGACAGGCGGCTTAATCAAGGGCTTGGGCGAGCTACCGCCAACGCGGAGGCACAAAGCCGACTACACACGGCAGGGCAACGGCACGCGGAAACGGAAAGCCCCGACCCCTTGATTAAGACAACAGCGCGAGGAAACGCAAAATGCTTGATTTAAGCGAACACATCAACAACAAAGCCCGATGGGTAAAGGGCGAATTTGACGATAAGGTCGAAGCAGGTTTTTCAGCTTCCCAGCTTTTCAGAGACACCATCGAAACGATTGCTTTTATAGGCGGGAAGTTGGGAGCAGCAACGGGGAAGGTCATGTTTTATTACTTTCCCGACGGCACGAAACTGAAAATCACATCGTCCCCAATATCATGCGAGGTCATCGAATGAGCAACATCGGATATTCATCCCCCGATTGGGGCATGGCGGGCGAGGAAGCAGCCTACACGAGAGCGCAGGCAATTAGCGAAGCAAAGCAAGAACGGTTTTCCGCGCTGGAAGACGACATCGAATATCTCGTCATGAAGACGGCGTTTGAGTACCGCGAAGCCCTCAAGGAGTGCCAAGACGAAACCCCGCGTCAGTGGGAATACAGAATGAGCCTGCGAGATGGGGCCGCGTGGATTAGCGATGAAATGATGGAAGTAATGGAGGAGGCCATAGAGGACGACCATTACTATACACGAAT